AAGAGAAGAAGATGACGAATGACAGAGATAATGCTATAGTAAAGCGTATGAAAGAATTAACAAAGCCTATAGATCAACAGATCCTAATGTGTGACAGTAGAGAAGATTTGTTAATGATGGCCAGTGTTATGTTATCTAGAACTAAAGAAATATTTGATCTAGAGTTAGGTGAAGCTGGTCGTAAGCAGATGTTTAAAGATTTGGTGTAAAATATGGAATATTTTATACAGTACCTAGCTATAGTCTTTTCATGTGTTAATAATGTATGCGGAGTGATCACTATTGAAGAACCATTTACTTCTAAGACCGAATGTCAAAAACAAGTTGATGTAGCTGTAAAAGAACTTACAAAAAGTGATCTGTTTAACATAGTTGACGGTAGATGTGTAAATTTCCATAGTGGGCTTAAATCATGAACGAAAAAATAGCAGAAGCATTAGGCATATTACAAGAAGAATGTGCTGAGGTAATACAAGAAGTTAGTAAGATACGTAGATTTGGTATTGATACTATAAGTCATAAATCAGGAGTATCACACGCCACGATGCTTGAAATGGAACTAGGTGATGTGTTATGCTTAGTTGATTATTTGATAGAAAAAAATATAATCGATCAAGAGGGACTAATGCAGGCTAAAAGAAACAAACAACTTAAATTAGAAAAATGGAGCAAAATATATGTCAAAGATTAAGATAGCGGAACTTTTCTACTCTATACAGGGAGAGGGTAGATATATGGGGGTGCCCAGCGTGTTCCTTAGAACTTTCGGCTGTAATTTCCGCTGTGCCGGCTTCGGTATGCCAAAAGGCGAACTAAGCGATGAGGCAGACACTATTGCACAAGTAGCATTCCATTACGACAAGTACGAACAATTACCATTGGTTAGTACAGGATGCGATAGCTATGCTAGTTGGCATCCTAGTTTTAAGGATCTTAGTCCAATGCTTACTACAGATGCTATAGCAGATCGTATTATGGAAATACTTCCTCACGGTGAATGGTTAGATGAACATCTTGTAATAACAGGCGGCGAACCTTTACTAGGCTGGCAACGAGCTTACCCAGATTTATTAGATCATCCTAAAATGGCAGGATTAAAAGAGATTACATTTGAAACAAATGGTACTCAAAGATTATCCGATGATTTTAAAAAGTATTTGTTTAAATGGAAAAATGCCGTTACGGGTAGAGAGATCACATTTAGTGTAAGTGCTAAATTGCCATGCAGTGGTGAAAAATGGGATGATGCTATTCTACCTAATGTTGTTTGCGAATATGAATGGTTTGGCACAGCATACCTAAAGTTTGTTATTGCTACAGAAGAAGATCGAGATTACGCTCTTAAAGCCGCAAGTGAATATCGTGCGGCAGGATTTAACGGGCATGTTTACTTTATGCCAGTTGGGGGCGTTGAAAGTGTATATAACTTAAATGCTAAATCAGTAGCATTAATGGCAATGAAACATGGTTTGCGATATAGTGATAGATTGCAGGTGCCATTGTTTAAAAATGAATGGGGTACCTAATATGTTTGATTGGATAGATAGCCTGGCAAAGAAATGGAAATCTCGTAAAGAGGCTAAAAAATATAGCGAACCAAGAGATTCTAAAAAACTAACCAAAAAAGAAGCTACTGACAAAAAAGAACCCTGGGTAGCTGTACTAGATACCCATGTCAGTCCGGATAATATTCGTAATGGATTCTTCGAACTTGACTGGAATGAGTATTTTGTGTTACAATTAACATCACAGGGATACACTGGTGCTAGCGAAGAAGAAATAGTAGATCAGTGGTTCCAAGATTTGTGCAGGAATATCGGAGCAGAAGCAGGGGTTGAGATGCAGAACAGAGGTTCTGGATATGTACAACGAGCATTACGCGAAGATGGTTTATCAGAAATAGGCTAATGACATATATACTAGTTGATACAGCAAATACATTCTTTCGTGCTAGACATGCTATAAGAGGCAATACTAGTGAAAAAGTTGGAATGGCGTTTCATATTACCTTAAATGGTATACGCAAGGCATGGCGTGATTTCAAAGGTCATCATGTTGTATTTTGTTTAGAAGGTCGTAGTTGGCGCAAAGATTATTATGCTCCTTACAAACGACAACGTAGTGATGCTCGTGCGGCACATAGTCCAAGAGAAGCAGAAGAAGAAAAAGTATTCTGGGAAACATATGACGAGTTCACCGACTTCATTAGAGAAAAGACCAACTGTACTGTATTACAAAATGAAAGATTAGAAGCAGATGATCTAATCGCAGGTTTTATTCAAAGCCACCCAGATGATGAGCATGTTATCATATCAACTGACGGAGACTATGCACAGTTAATATCACCTAAAGTCAAACAATACAATGGTGTAATGGAAATAACAACTACACATGAAGGATACTTTGATGCCAAAGGTAAACCTGTCGTTGATAAAAAAACTAAACAAGTCAAAGCCGCACCGGATCCGGAATGGTTACTATTTGAGAAGTGTATGCGTGGGGATACCTCCGACAATGTCTTTAGTGCTTATCCAGGAGTACGTGAGAAAGGGACAAAGAATAAAGTTGGTCTCCGTGAGGCGTTCGCTGACAGAAATACCAAAGGATATAATTGGAATAATATGATGTTGCAACGTTGGTCCGATCATGAAGGCCAAGAACATCGTGTGCTAGAGGATTACAATCGAAATGTTGTATTATGTGACTTGACCGCACAACCTGCTGACATTAAACTAGCAATACAAGATACGATAGATACTGCCGTACAAGCTGACAAGAATGTCAGTCAAGTAGGAGTTAGACTGCTTAAACTTTGCTCAGAATATGATCTACAACGTATTAGTGATCAGGTACAGAGTTACGCAGAACCATTAAATGCAAGGTATAAACAATGAATGCAGTAGCCAAGGTAGTAATACCTAATAAGAGTTGGATAGTAGAAGACGAAGGTATAAAACTAGGTACTATTAACAAAGAGAAAAAAGGATTTAGTTTCTATAGACAAGGAACTAAAGTAGATCTTAAAGATGCTAAAGAAATAGAAATGCGGTTTGGAGTAGCTCTTTTTGAAGAAGGTTTAAGCAAAGTACAAAAGACCACTATAAAGAAAACAGTAGACCTAAGTGTGTATGACTATCCAACCGCATCAAAACCTCATAATCCAGTCTATAATATAGTTAAGAAGCTACCTATATACGCAAAAAGTAACAAAAGTAAGAGTCTCTACTGCGCAGGGTACTATGTTATACAGTTTCGTAAAGGCTGGGTAAAAAGTTTCTGTCCAAAACTAATAACATTAGAACGTTATCCATTTCAAGGTCCATTTAAAACTGAAACTGAAATGAGAACGGTATTAAACTCCGTGAGCAAACAATGAAACAATTAAATACACTACCGATCGAAGATTTTTTAAATACAGCTCGTATTGCTGTAAAAAGTAACAAACAGTCTGTAACCCTGTCTATTAAAGAAGTACAGGCATTAAGTGATAGTTTAAGCATAGTTATGACACGGTTAGCTGGTGAATTAGACCAAATAGTGTCACAAAGCGGGCAAAACGGTAGTATACAAATAAAAATGGACGGTGGCGGATTTTAAATACTAGGATAAATATCAGTATAACGGGAGATGTACTGATCATGTCTAGGCCAAAGCCAACGGTTCTACTCGAACTGACAAATAAAAAAACTTACAAAACTGAACAAGTATTGGAAGCCGAGGCAATTTGGGCGGTATTCTATAAAGACGCACCTGTGAATCTCAAGACTACAAGTCTAGTAGCACAGCAAATAGGTCCAAAATATAAAAAAGTATCTTTTTCAAATAGCGGACATGCTATTAATCTAGCAGAAAAGTTAAACAAAATATTTAATTGTGTAGATTTTTCTGTTTATAAACTTACAACCGGTGAGCGATTACAGTGATGTTAGATAAACGAGCACTAACAAAGAAGTTACTAAAAGAGCTCGAGTTAGAAACACATACCAAAAGCATACGCAAACATCATAGATTATGGTGGATGAATCCACGCAATATGGATAATACCCAGAGCTACAGATTAACTGATGCCGGGTATGTGATGATGATTGAAAAACTACAGGTAAAATCTTATCAAATCACCTTTTCTCCAAATATAGAACTGAATAGTAGATTAATATTGAATATGGATAGATATTTGGACGGTCCCTATTATCTACATACTAGCTCAATAGTAGTTTTTAAAGAAAAAATGGCTGTGGAACTTATCCTTTATGAGGGTGACATAGAAAAATACACGAGAGCCAAAATAATGTCGCAAAAATACAACACCACATCAACTTGACAATCAGCCTAAAAGCCTGTACAATAATGTTTTTAGAGCAGTAGTTATTAACTTTTTAAAGGGCACAAAATGGCTAAAGAAATGTCAGGCAATCGTACAGTTGGTCCAAATGATGCTAAAAAGAGCATCCGCAAAGCTGTAAAAATTAAACAACCACTGTTTATGTGGGGTCCTCCAGGCATTGGTAAGAGTGATATTGTTAAGCAGATCGGTCTTGAGCAAGGACGTGAAGTCATCGATATTCGTTTAAGTTTATGGGAACCTACAGACATTAAAGGCATTCCTTACTACAACAGCGATGTAGGCACTATGACTTGGGCTCCACCAAGTGAACTGCCAACAGATCCAGAATCTACTGCAATCTTATTCTTAGATGAACTTAACTCTGCGGCTCCTGCTACACAGGCGGCGGCTTATCAATTGGTTTTAAATCGTGCTGTTGGTACTTATAAATTGCCAAAAGGTGTTTCAATCGTTGCCGCAGGTAACAGAGAAACTGATAAAGGTGTTACATATCGTATGCCTGCTCCGTTGGCTAATCGTTTCGTACACATTGAACTAGAGCGTAACTTTGATGACTGGTTAGAGTGGGCAGTTATGAACAAAGTACACGAGCAGGTAGTAGGTTACGTATCATTTGCTAAGAATGATTTGTATGATTTTGATCCACGTTCTAGTTCACGTGCCTTTGCTACACCACGTAGCTGGTCATTCGTAAGTAACTTGTTACACGATGATGATTTAGAAGAAGGTACATTAACTGATTTAGTAGCAGGTGCTATCGGCGAAGGTCTTGCTGTAAAGTTTATGGCACACCGTAAGGTTGCTAAACAGATGCCTAAGCCAGAAGATATCTTAGATGGTAAAGTTAATAAATTTGATATCAAAGAAATCTCAGCTATGTACTCTTTAACTATCAGTATGTGTTATGAGCTTCAAACAGCTGATCAGAAGAAAGACAAAGAGTGGAACAGCAAAGCCGATAACTTCTTTAAGTTTATGATGGATAATTTCCCAACTGAACTAGTTGTTATGGGTGCTAAGGTAGCACTTACTAACTATCAACTACCATTTGATGCTAGTAAGCTCAAGTACTTTGATAAGTTCCATGACAAATACGGAAAGTTTATTATCCAAGCGATGGAGTCTTAAAAAAGGGCCCTACGGGGCCTTTTTAACTTGCTCTTTGGTAAATTAGAATGTATAATAACTTATTGTTGAAAGGAATGTATATGGCTTCTAGTTCAAGTGTAATGAAACAGGAAAAAACTAAAAAAGTTAAGACTCCTAAAGTCTTTAGCGAGGCTGAAAAAAGTAAAATCGTAGAAAAACTAGTACAGGCACGTATTGGTCTTTTACTACGTCATCCTTTCTTTGGTAACCTAGCAACACGTATGCGATTAATTGATGCAAGTGAATGGTGTCAAACATTGGCTACAGATGGTCGTAACTTTTATTATAGTAACGAGTTTGTAGATCAACTCAAACCTAAAGAAACTGAGTTTGCGTTTGCACATGAAGTATTACATAATGTGTTTGATCATATGGGACGTCGCAATGGACGAGATCCTCAAATATCAAATATTGCCGCTGATTATGCCGCCAATCAAATCTTAGTAGATGAACGCATCGGTGTAGTTCCTAGTTTTATTAAAATCTTTCAAGATAACAAATATCGCGGGTGGAGTTATGAACAGATTTATGAAGAACTAGAAAAGAATGCCGTCAAGATAGATATGAATGCGCTAGGTGAACTATTAGACGAACATTTAGATGGCGAAGGAGACGATGACGGAGATAGCAACAATGGCGGAGATAAAGAAGGAAACAACAAAGGTCGTCCACGTTTAACTGCCGAAGAAAAGAAACAGATCCGCGATGAGATCAAAGAAGCTATGGTAGCGGCCGCGCAGGCAGCAGGTGCTGGCAGAGTGCCATCGGGTGTAGCACGTTTAATATCTGATTTTACAGAACCTAAAATGGACTGGAGACAGATGCTACGTATGAATATACAAAGTATTCTAAAGAGTAATTTTAGTTTTAGTCGTCCAAATCGTAAAAGTATGCATAGCGGTGCTGTGTTACCAGGCATGATGAATGAAGAGACTATTGATGTATCAGTAGCTATTGATATGTCGGGCAGTATTAGTGATTCAATGGCCAAGGATTTCTTAAGCGAAGTTAAAGGCATTATGGACGAATATCAAGATTTTAAACTTGATCTTTGGACATTTGACACAACAGTATATGGATACAAACGATTTACCGGTGATATCGCTGATGAGATTTTAGAGTACGAATGTAAGGGCGGAGGCGGTACTGATTTTGATGTAAACTATGAGTTTATGAAAGAACAAGGTATAGAGCCAAAACGCTTTATCATGTTCACAGACGGATATCCTTGTGGTAGCTGGGGTGACGAAAATTACTGCGAAAGTCTGTTTATTATTCACGGTAGCGAAACCATAATTGCGCCATTCGGTCAGACCGCACATTATAAATAAAGTAGGTAGATAATGGCTCTAGTTAGAAATCAGGTAAATGCGTTGAATGTGTTAGGTATTAGAAAACTTGCTCACATTCCCCCGCATTTCCAAAGTTTGAATATTAAGATGACCGAGATTGATGAAATAGAAGATTGGATTTACAGAAATCTAGAAAGCAGATATTACATCGGTAAAGGACAGACAATAGACGACAGTAACAAACTAGTAGAAGTTATTGAAATAGGTTTAGAAGAGCCCAAAGAGATTACTATGTTACTCCTAGGGTGTCCCTACATAGCAAAATAAGGAAATATAATGGCAACAGATACAACAACAGAACAAACAGCAGAACAAACTGCGGCACCTGCTCAACCAGAGTTAACAGTAGTTGATTTACAAAATCTTAAATCAATTATTGATGTAGCCGCACAACGCGGAGCATTTCGTGCAGGTGAAATGGAAGCCGTAGGTGGACAATACAACAAGCTAACTAAGTTTTTAGAAGCTGTTGCTCCACAACAACCAGCTGACCAAACACCAGCAGCCTAAGGAGATAGTATGAAACACGTTGGTAAAATGAAGAACAATTCGGCTCGAGTAGCGGTTGCTTATCGCACGCTACCCGGAGACCCGCATAGTTGCCTAGTAGTAGGTGTACAGGGATTAGGAGATAGTTATCACGATTTCCTAATGACGGCGATCGAGGGAGAGGCCGGTCAAAGTTCAAATGAACTTGCAGACATTTTAGCCACACGTAGATTCTCCGATGGTACAGTTATGTTAGGTTATCTACATCAAAATGGACATTTGAAAAAAGTTCCGACTAACATGGTCTTGATGACTCCTGATAGTCAAACACAAATACCATTAGATCAGCTAAATGAAATTATTGCTACACAAAAAGGTGTTGCTCTTGAGGATCTAGCAGTAACTGATGGAAGTCAACCTACTAAGAAAACTGCTAAAGAAAAAGCAGAAGAAATCAAAGCTAAAGAGATTGAAATCAGTTCAACACCAATGACAGCGACAGAAATGCGTAGTAGAGCAGATGCACTTTATAAAGAAGCGGC